CTTTACTTTCTCAGTCCAATCCTCATCAGGAGTAAAGAGAGCATGTCCCACTTCATGACCCACTAGCAGGTCATACACTGTGTTACTTGCCTTCTCCCACAAAGGAAGTGTCAATACACGAGTATGAACATTAAAGCAAGCAGTTGTCACCTTCTTGTGCTCTACCACCAGATCTTCCGTGGCAAGCAGTTTAGCAAGTTGGGACTTGATTTCGTGACGGACAGGCATTGGACTTGTTTCGTATGAGACCATTATAAAACGAAAGGTCGCCTTTTGGACGACCCATGTGACGCTTCTTAAACTGAGCAAGTCGTGCTTTTGCTTGCCTCAGTGCTTGTGGTTTAAGTTTTCGTTTCTGTTCTTTCTTGGAATGATGCTTCCAGTTTGGGACTTGCATTGTTCTTTGGTGTCTTATGCCACCATACGTGAAAAACCTTTGACCTTTTCAAACTTTATGACACTTTCAAATTTGTCCTCTAAACCTGTCTTATGAGAGATGACAAAAATATTTGCGTCTTTGATAACATATTTGATAATTTTAAGGAACTCTTCCGTTCCAAATCCATCAAGTGAACTATCAAATACTTCATCCATAATCAAAAGATTTGTATTGACTGAGTTTTTCATTCTTGCAACTTCTCTCCAAGTAAAAAGAAGTGCTAAGTCAATTCTCATTTTCTCTCCTTCACTAAAAGAAGCATAGGAGAAATCTTCATGAATGGGTGACTGGACGGTTTCGTTAAATTCCTCATCAAGAGTAAAGTTAATATAGAAGTCCATCATTTGCAAATAACGATTGACTTGCTGATTGATGAGTGGCAAATACTTCTTAATGATTTTGGACTTAACTCCACCGTCTTTAAGCAAACTATACGTAAAGTCGTAATAGTTGATTGTGTCTTTTCTAGAAGCGAGTTCGTCGTATGTAGTTTTTAAGTTTTTATTGAAGGATTCTAACTTCTCATGCTCAGTATTTCTGTTTGCAAGGTTTTCGGCAATAGTTTGAATTTCAAATTCAAGATCTCTGATTTGTCTCTGACATCCAGTGATCTTAGTATTGTTTTGAGAAATGCCATGTGTGAGTTTTGTGATCTCCTTCGTAAGAGCTGTGAATTGACGCTCTCGCTCTTCTTCCTCTTTAATTGCCTCCTCTAGTTCTTTATAACCAGATTGCAACTCCTTTGCTTTATTTTGAGCGTCGGTAATTTTATTTATTCTGAAGTCTTCTTCAATCGGTTGTGTGCAGGTGGGACAAACCGAATTTTCTGTAAAGAACTTATGCTCTTGAGTAATTGTAGATACTTTTTGAGAAATCTTACCTTTAAGATTTCCTAACTTACGGAGTTTCTCTGCTGCACCGGTAACAATTTCTTGTTCTTTTGTATACTTAAAAATATCTTCTTCTATAATGGCATTTTCCTTCATGTAAATACCAACTTCATCATCTAACTTGGTAATCTTTTCTTTATTAGCATTAATATTGGCATTACCACGATTTTCCAACTCTTCAATAAAATCTTGCTGCATCTTGACTTTCTCTGCCAAAGATTGCTTCTTAAGTTCTAAAACTTTAATATCTTCTTTTGATTGACGGATCTTTTCTTTGATGATCATGTTCATGGAAGAAAAGATTTTAATATCCAACAAGTCTTCAATAACTTCCCGACGATGAGCTGCTGGAAGTTGCATGAATGGAACAAAGGTGCTACTTCCCAAAATTACAATTTGAGTAAAAGACTTGTAGTTCATTTTCAGAACATTTTGTTCTAACCACTTTTGCTGATCCAAAGCTGCAGCATCTTGATCCAAAACTGCACCATTTCTCCAAATCTCAAAGACTGCTGGTTTAATTCCTCTTACGACTTTCCATTCAATGCTACCAATGGAAAATTCTACTTCAACTTTACAATCTTTTTCATTTACTGAATTGATGAGTTGGGGTTTATTAATTTTACGAAATGGTTTTCCAAACAGAGAAAAAGTCAAAGCATCCAAAACAGTTGACTTTCCAGCACCATTTGTGCCAATAATTAAATTGGTTGTATTATTTGTAAAATCAAGTTCAGTATAGGTGTTTCCTGTACTTAAAAAATTCTTCCAACGAATTTTATGAAACAAAATCATGGTCTGGTGGGGGAATTACAATGTCATTTGGAGTGATAATTGTGTATTGGTAATCATACATCTCACAAGTTTTTACAATCAATCTATCATCAACTTCTACAACACTAATTTCAGGAAAATTATTATCCTCTAACATCATAGCATATCTTTCTGCATCATCACTATTTTCAAAAATATAAAGAACTTTTTCACCATCCTGATCCACTACAGAATAAGCACCTTCATCCTCTCTACCCTCAATAGTTAATATGTACATATTAGACTAATTCGCAAGCTTCTTGATAAACTTCTTGAATCATTTTTTGAACAACTGATTTATCAAGATTGATTTCTGCCTCCTGAATATATCTATTCAAAATAGAAAGAGTGTCTTCAGATTCAAAAGCTTCAAACTCTTCTGCCTCTTGAATTACAAAGTTCTCAACAACTTTAAGTTCAGCAACATTTGATGAATACAGTTTGTCAATAAACTTTTCAAACTTTTTAGTATCAGATTTTTTCCTGACAATTACTCTTACAATTTTATTTTCATATTCTCTAGAGTCAAAAGTTTGATAATCGTCATCCTCATAGTAAATGTTATAAAATAAACGATAAGGATTATTGAATGAAACTTTGTCTAGAGTTTCGGTATCAAAGATGTGAAATCCTCTTTTATCTCCCACATCGTTCCAGAACATTTCATAGGGGTTTCCCAAATAAAATACAGTTCCATTATCAGAACGAGTGTGATAATGTCCAGAAAAAACCTTGTCAAACTTATCAAAGATTTTACTGTCTAGTCCATGGTCCATAACAACTTGCTTATTCACTCTAAAACCATGAAGTTCAAGATGCCCCATAGCAACTTTACTTGTTGTCTTTTGAATGAGTTTTAAAGTTTCTGCTTCATTCTCTTGATTAATCCAAGGAATAAAAAGGACTTTGAGTTTATCTAATTTAACTTCAGTTGGTTTTGAATAAACAGTTACATTATCATACTCACGAAGAAGCAAATCTACAGCATTTACTTCATTGGTATTCTTATAATATGCAGTGTGATTACCTACGATTGTGTGGACCGTGACACCCATTTCTTGGAGACGGTCATAGTAATTGTTTTTAGCCCAGGATAACGCAGAGAAATCAATTCCTTTGCGACTATCAAAAGTATCACCCATATCAATAACTGTAGTAATCCCTTCCTTTTCTAGTGTAGGGAAAAATACATCATTATAAAACTTCAGAAAATAATCATGAAAGAGTTTAGAATTTTTACGACACCCGAAGTGCTGATCACTAATTATGCCTACTTTCATTTTGATTGTCTTCTACTATTTTCTACAGCAGTTTTCTTTAAGTGTTGCTCGTAAGTAATAACTTGAAGATTATCTGGATGGTGCATACCACCTTCAAACAAAGGAACAATGTGATCTACATCATAACGCATTCCTGTAGTAAATGTCAAGTGTTGTGCTTCTTGATATATTTCTTGTATTTTACGAAGTTCTTCAGTGGTTATTTCTATAGGAATGCTTTGTTTTATTTTAGCATATCTTCTTCTTTGTTTTTCTGCAGATACTGCTTTACCTCTTTCAGTGGAAGAATATTTTTTATTATTCTCTCTAATTTTTTCTCTTCTTCTTTCTCTATTTGCTGCCCATTTTTCTTTTGTTCTATATGGTTTCATCAACTCTTCATTACTGAGTTTTTCTAATCCTTTTTTAATAGCACAAGGAGCACAGTTGTAACTACTGACATACTTTTCATAACTACCACAGTGCTTACATGCAGTAGAACCAATATAGGTTTTTTTACCTTCTTCTATTGCTTGCAATCTATTACTTCTTGAGTTTGAATATTGATTAGGCATTTGCTCCAAAGTGTTTATTATTATTTATATTTTACAACACTTTGGAGCACTTATCAATACCGAAGCTTAGAATAGACAGCATCCTTAATTGAATTATAGTCTGAAGAATTAGATCCGTCAACCCCATCATCAAAGAATACTTCATCAAATCCAGTCTTCTCAAGAATTTTATTCTTGATTTCAAGTTGTCTCTTTTCCCTTTGAATTCTTCTCAAAAATGCGTAGTGAATGATTTGAGTAAAGTAAGCAAAAGGATTGGATGATTTGTTCGGATCAAAATTGTTAATATACTGAACACAATTTTCAATACCATCACAAATCATATCGTCCTTGAACATATAGTTCACAAAATTTGGTTTGAAGGACAAATGAGTTGCAATCTTTAGAAAACACTCACCAAGATAATTTGTGATCCTTGGTTTTGGTTCCCCTCTAATTTGAGCAATCTCAACCAACTCTTTATAGTGAATTAGAGCGGCAAGAAACTCTTTGTTATTGACATAGTGCTCAGACCTTTTTCTTTTGGTCATGATTGTCGTTGTTATCATTAATTACTCTAATCTAATATGTAGGTATTATAACAATTAAATGAAAAGTTGACAAGTATCAAAAATGTCTATAGAATACCTTTGTTGGGTTTGAAGAGAAAGCTCTAGCTATTTTTATAGAGTTTCTCTAGAGATCTTTTTGCTTCATCTACATTAGCAAGATATCCCATCTTGCGGTCTAGTTTGGTTTTATTTGTTTTTGATTTCTCAACTTTTCTAATATAACCATGGTAGATTTCAATCATTTCATCATCTACCGACTCGGACATCGTGAGAACATTTTCAAGATCTATGATGAACATGTCTTCTGAACTTGTTTTTAACCAAGGTTCTACTTTGTATCCAGA